GCCTTCGCTGACAGGTAATAGCGGGTCTGGACATCGGTCTGCGGTTGCAGAATCAAAGATAGCGACGACGAACACTCGTCTACGCCGTTGTGGGACTCCGAAGTATTGCGCATCCAAGACACGCCATTCGCAGAGTAGCGACCCTGCTTCAACCATTTCTTTGAGGATGGCTTCAAAGTCTTCGCCTTTGTTGGAGTTGATGGCTCCGTAGACATTTTCCCAAATAGAGATTCTTGGATATTTTCCATTGCTTGCCTTTCGTAGTTCGTTGATAATTCGCATTCCTTCGTAGAACAGTCCTGATCTGCCGCCTTCTAATCCCGCTCGTTTGCCTGCCACGCTGAGGTCTTGGCATGGTGAACCCCACGCAACAACATCAATAACAGGTGCATGAGCAAGAATATATTCGCCCGTGAGCGTAGAAACATCGTCCCATTTCGGTACGGTCGGCCAATGATGGTCAAGGATGGTGCGACAATGTTTATCCCATTCGCACTGGAATACGGTTTCCATGCCGGCATTCTCAAGACCCATATCAAATCCGCCGACGCCGCTGAAGAGTGATAGTACTTTCATTGGGTTGCTCCTATTCGCGCTTTGGCTATTTGGACATATTCGGCTGATTGTTCTATGCCGATGAAGTTGAAGCCTTCTAGTGTTGCGGCTTTACCTGTTGAACCCGAACCTGTGAACGGGTCAAGGACTGTGCCGTTTGATGGTGTTATCAGTCTGACTAGGTAGCGCATTAGTTCTGTTGGTTTGACTGTTGGGTGGTGATTGGCTTGCTTGGCAACACCTTTCTCATCAAATGTTCCCATCCCTGTTGTGGTTCGTTCATCAGGGCGTTTCTCAGCAAATCCGTCTAAGCCTTGGTTGCGGTCTTTCTTGCTGGCTTTCGCACAATAAAAGAACCGAGCAGCAGAACCGTCATCACCCATCTTCCTGAATCCACCTTCTGTTTCTTGACCGCTTGCGAACGCCGTGTTCACAGCCTGTCCACGCTTCGCTGGATATGCGCCACCTTTGCTGTCTGGGAATAGTTCTAATACTTCGTCTGAGCCATCGTGAATAAAGTTTGCAGGAAACCGACCCTGATTCGTAACCGTGTATTCAACTGTGCCAGAAGCGTTGTTGTAGTTGTTGCCACGAATGTCAGGATATTGAACTGTCTTAGTTTCTCCAGTTCCTTCGCCCACTCTGCATCCGTCAATGTTGATACCACCTGTACCATAAGTCAAAACATTATTGGCAACAGTTCCCACCAACGGCTTACGAGCCAACACAATCGGTTCGTGCGCCGGTTTGAGTGCTGTTCCCCAACCTTCCCACTGCTTAGCCTCATCTGTAGCAGGGGCAATAATCGGAACATCAATCCCTATTTGCTTTATGCCGACAGCACCACGATTAATACCGCCAAAATTATTATCTTCTGCAGATACACCAACACCTCTGCTGTATCCGATGATTTCACCCTTTACGCCAGCAGTCTTGTCAATTGCTTTGCTGATATTCAACGACTTAGGGAACCCTGACCCATAAACCCACATAATCTGGTCACGGATTTCAAATCCTGCGTCTTCTATGGCGCAAACCATACGGTGATATGTGCGTGAACCCGAGAAAGCGAGCATATGTCCACCGGGTTTAAGTACGCGCAAACATTGAACCCATACCCTTTGGTCGTAGGCGATACCTGACGCATCCCAAGATTTGCCCATGAATCCAAGTTCATAAGGTGGATCGGTGACTATTGAGTCAATGCTGTTATCTGGCAGAAGTTCTAGTTCATTACGGCAATCACCGTGCAGTACTTGTACTGATATCACAGGACTGCCATATCTGACCAACCTTTAGGGTCATGCTTACCGACAAGGAATGTGAGTGTCCCTGGTGTTGACCAGTTGCCCGTCATATCTGTATACCATTTGGAGCCACCGTCGTTAGATGGGCATTGGAATCTATACCAAGGTCCGAAGTCTTGAACCTGTAAATGGTGTCTGTGTGCAGTCACCCAGATATCTGGTTCACGTCCTTCTTCACGAAGTATCTTTATTGACTGCCCTCGTAACCATTCCACTTCTTTGCCACTAATTTTGTGTCCGTGATGGAAGGCAATTTTGATACCTGATAGCACGGAGGTGACAACCATTTCATCGTGCGGTATTTTCCATTTAAGTTTATCTAACTCTGGTCTGTCTTCTACGATGCGTTTCACAGTGTCTGCAAGAAAGCCACCCACATTGTCAGAGTCGCTAGTTACCTGTTTGCCGTTACGGCGCATCCATTCACCATGGTTACAGTGAACAGATATAAACTCTGCTTGGTCAGCCAATGGGGCTAACTGTCGCAACCCTTGAGACCAAAGGTCTATTGCTAAAAGAAGTTGTTCCCGTTGAGTGAGTTCAACTGTAAACAACTGGCTTGAATACTGTCCGTCACATCCTTCTACAGGGTCGCCCATGTTCACGATGGCTATCTTTTCTATGTTGCGCCCGATCTTGCGAAGTTCTTTAACCCGTTCAATCGTTGCTGTGTAACTATCAAGGATTCTTTCAACTGTTGCGTCCACTCCACCACCAGCAGATTTACCTAACTGTTGATCTGCCCAACAGACAACCAATGTTGCGCCCACCTCTTTTGAAGGGGTGGTTGTTGTCTTGTTTACAGGTTTCCATTTCTGTACATAGTTACGGATCTCATTGACTTGTTCTTCGTTTAAACCTGTAAGGCTTTTGCGCCGGAATCTAGCCTTGTACGAGTAAAGCCATATCAGGTCTCGGTCGCCGTTCTCTAGGCGTTTAGATGACTGCCATTTAGACATCTTGACGGTGTCGTCAACTATTTCAAAGATGTTCGGGTCTAGTCCAAATCCTTTGAGGACTGTGTCCCAATCTGAGCCAAGTTCTGTTGGCATTGCCCCTGTGGATAACTCTCCGCCGTCTGGTGAGACGGTTGCCCATGCTTTGTCTCCGTTTGGATGACCGTCCGCATCTAAAGCGATATCGGTCAGTGTGTTTTTGAGTTTGCTCATTTTGATGCTCCTAGGTTGCTAGGGAAACATTGGCATTCTTTATGCCCGCCTTCTCTGAAACATCCTCGTTTTTGGTTGATGGTTGTGCGCGATATTGAGAACCCTTCGTCAATTAGTGCTCGATGTATCTGCGAGTTTGACGCTGGTGATTGAAGTGCATTCATTAACGCAACTTGCGTTTCAGGATCTAATTGTTTGTGTATTTTCCCTATTGGGCATGGTGCGCTAACGGTTTTAGACATCTGCGAAAGTTTGTTGAGCAGGTCTTTCTTTGACTTATCTGGACTAGTCATGTGTTCTCCTGTCTTTCTATTATGACATACAACTACATTATTTATCTTGTGTCAAGCACTGTTATTGACTTTTAGCAAATACAAATGTAAATAAATAAAATATTTAAGGGGTTTTAGAAAAAACACTCCTGATATCACTGTGGTAATCTGCGCAGATGGTTTCAAATCACGACAACAGACGAGACCATGCGATACGTGGACCGTTAGAACGAATAGTCAAAAACGCTCAAACAAAGAACCTTTCCGCCAAACAACTAGTCGAGTCAATCCTTGAAGAACTAGATGAACAAAAAATCATCGCCTACACCCCAAAAAGTAATGTGAACCTATTGACCCCACCCGGCAGAGTATTGCTTTACCTCATACAAACACCAGGCTTAACCGTCAGAGAACTATCCACAACCCTTGGCGTCACCAATACTGCCATTATCAAAGCCATATCTTTATTGAGTAAAAACAAGTTGGTAGCAAGAACAAAAGTCAAAGGACGCTACGAATATCGGATAAACCTAAACGAGGTGGTATATCATCCCGATCTCCGCAGGTTGATAAAGACACTTTTTGAAGCACTCCCTTCAACTAATGTGATATCACCATGAGTTGGACACTGATTAAAGGCGCAGAAATAGGGAAGATACCCCCTACGCCAACATCTCTTGAAGAAACACCACAGATAGATCAAGCAATAGCGTCCCTAAAAAAGATTGCTTACAAACACGGGATACCGACAGGCTACAAACAAGAACAAAACGGGCGACTTATTCAAAGCATCTTCCCAATTCAAAAATCAGAAACCTCACAAATATCCTCATCGTCAAAAGTCAATCTAGAACTCCACACAGAAACAGCGTTCCACCCATATGCGCCATCTCATGTGATCTTGATGTGTCTAAGAGAAGACCCAACCGCCTTAACGACATTTGCCCATGTGGACGACATCGTCAAATCTTTAGACGAAGAAACAATGTTTTACTTAAAAGAACCACTCTTCATTACAGCAATTGACGAGAGTTTCCGTATGAATGGCGAACCTAACAAGAATATACTTTTACCCATCCTCACCGAAAAAGACAACAAACTATCCATCTGCTTTGACGAGTTCTTCATGCGGGGTAAAACATTTCAAGCACAAGAAGCCTTAGACAAACTCCTTGAATCAATCAGAGAAAACACAAAACAAATCGCACTACAAGGCGGCGATGTACTTGTTTTAGATAACAGAAAACTTGTTCACGGCAGAAAATCCTTCAAAGCGAAATACGACGGAACAGACAGATGGTTACTTAGGGTGCTCACAGTAGACAAAACACCGCCAGACACCGAATATATCTACGATGACCACATGGTTATCATTACAGAAATGTAGATAAATGTTTAAAATAATAGAAAAATTCTTTCGTGGGATCGTCACCGTAACGCCATCATCATGGCAAATGGATGAAGATATGCCCCTATCGCACGATTACAGACTGGAACCAATCAAGCAAAACATCTACAAAAGTTTTGGAAAGGGTTGGGGGAAATCAATAGATTGCGATGACGGATGGATAGACATTGTTGCAAAATGCCACAGTGAACTAATCGCCATTGATAAGAACTACAGCATCCAACAGATCAAACAAAAGTTTGGAACACTTCGCTACTACTGCACACCATCAAATTCTAAACACAAAGAACAATTCGCTAAAATCGTTGGCAAATATGAACTACTATCAATCAAAGTCTGCGAGATTTCAGGGACCGATGGTGTCCTCATGAAAAAAGACGGCTGGTTCAAGACCCTGAACCCAACTTTAGGTAAGACACTGGGATACAAAAAATGTAAAGTCAACCAATGACAGTTATTGGAGCAAGACAATATAAATGCCCATGTCGGCAACTAATACCTCAACAACCCGAATGCGGAGACAAAGGCGTAGAGGACGACGAATAACTATTGTTGGGTAGAAATCCAAGCAGAGAATGCTTCATCTTCTGTCGGAATAATCCAAACTTGACACGCCCCTAAATCTTTGTGCCTGTCACCAAGAAAAGCCCATGCTACAGAAATTTTTCCGCTAGGTTCTACAACTCCGACATTGCATTCAAGTCCGTACAACTTTAAGAAATGGTCGACAACACACGCCACATCATCATGTGCGCACGGGGAATCTTCTTTACCTGTATTTGGGCAAGTAACATCAACAATTTCAAGTCTGTCTTTGTTCAACAAAAGGCAAACAACATGCCCGTCGTTGTGCCATTTAATTTCTTCGTCGGTGTCAACCATAAGGAAAGACTAGTTCGTTTAAACTACAAAAACCAGTAACAGCACCCCTGCACGCAAAAAGATAGGGCTACTTCTCCTACCTCTATTCTACCACCAACCCCTTAGGGCTCAATAAAGATGCATTCTCCGGGACACTCCTCGGCAGACTCAATCACATCATCAAGACGATCGTCTGCGAAAGACGCCAAACCAGCGGCTCCTTGAGGGTTCCCCACAGATGAGGCAAATATCTTGTCACCCTCTTTTACGTATGCTAAACCGTCTGGCATCATCGTAAAGACATCTGGTGCTATCTCCGCGCATAGTCCATCTCCAGTGCATAGGTCTTGGTCAATCCAAACTCGCATTACTTGCCTTCTAAATGGTCGGGGATGCCGTTCCCATCTTTGTCTTCAGCGTTTCGTCCTGTTGAAATCATCAACCCTGCAAGAGTGCCAGTGATGAAAGTTGCGACCGATGAAAGAACACCAAAGAACATTTTGTCGTTTTCGGCTTGAGCGCCAATCGGTTGCGTAACAAACACAAGTGCCCAAAGAACACCAACTGTCGTTATCAGAAGTACGAAACCAAGAATGCATCCGATAACAAATTTGAGTCGTGCATCAAGTTCTGCTGGAGTTAAACGCTTTTTCATGGTGTTACCGTTTCCTCTGTTGGAACCGTTGCTTCTACGGTTGTTTCTGTAGGATCCCATCCAAGCAATGTTTTTGTGCAGTTCCCATCTACTTCGCATAGGGGTGGTTCACATTCTTGTTTCCCCCAGTTTTGAGGGTCTTGGCAAGAATAGCGATAACTACCGTCGTAACCGCACCCAACAAGCAGAAAAGCAAGACCCAACCCAAGACTAAACCGTTTCATTCGCCTTTGCCTTCGGTGCTTTCTTGTCAACCTTGTTGAAGACATCGTTAATTTCTGAATTTGTAAGTTTGCCATCCTCAAGGAATGCCCTAGAGAGACCTTCGATTACGACTGCAACCCCTGCAATTCCAGCCATAAAGACGGCTTTGAGTACTGGTACACCAGCAATTGTTCCTGCGCCGATAACCCCAAGACCAGATGCGGCAAAAGTAGCAAGAATCCTAAGAAGGACATTCGTTACCAAATCTTTTTTCATACTCCACCTGACTCACTTTCCTTTTTAAACGCAGATACACAGCCTTTACTGCAAAACAAAGTTCCTTTATATTCTTGAATCATTCCCCTTCTGGTGGTTTTCCCGCATTTAGGGCAAACAAACATGGTGGTTTTTGATCCAACATAAAGAACCCGAACCCCATAATCAACTTTTGGGGCGAGCGGAGTCG